TAGGCGTCGGTAATACGTAAACCACCAGCGTCGGCGGCAATCCTTAAATGTTTGAATCTCTGAGTTAGATATTCTTACTGGCTCAGTCATTTCTTAAGCCCTTCTACTAGTATTTTCTTTAGCTGGTCGCGGTCACGAACAACTTCTTCGAAGTTCTCAGACTTGGAGTCTAGAGCTTCAATGACCCTTTCTTCTATAGTTCCTTCTGTAACATAGTCGTGAATCAGAACCGAGTCATGCTGTTCTGACCCAATGCGATGTACTCGGTCTAGAGCCTGCTTATAGTTAACTAGAGACCAAGGTCTTTGAAGCATAACCAATCTCCTAGCTTTAGTCAAGGTAATACCGACACCGCCAGCTGCATCCGTAAATAGAATCCACTTAAGCTGACCTGCTTGAAACATATCGACAGCTGTCTGACGCTCTATGTCGTCTTGGTCTCCAGTGACCATCCCGTGAGGAATTTCTTCTTTATGTAGACGCTCGCTCAAAAGGTTGAGTAGTTGTTTAGAAACTGCACAAACAGCTACGGAGTCACCACCAAAGTCGCCGTTTTTAATGTCATCCATAAGAGCGTCAACTTTACATGAAGGGTCTGACAATAAAACTTTTTCTTCACCGGATTCAGTCATTGTAATTTCTGCATATGCATTTGCAAACTGATTCAATCTCATTGTCTGAACCAAAGGGTCAGATGCAACAATTACATCTTCTTTACTATCTGTTTCGAACAAAGCAATCATTTTTTCAAGCATTTGCTTATAAGCCTTTGCTTGTTTAGCTCCCATTTCAACATCACGACGGTCATTAACAATCTCCGGTAGCCAAGGGAGAACCTTAGCCTTTAGCATTCTACGCATGCGCGGGTTAATGCTTGCATAAAACTCTTGTTCCATCTCTGGCTTAAGTCCTAGGACCATCATTCCGCCAAAGTGGTTAGGAATAGTATCTACAAATCGGTCAATCCATTTGGTCTTACTGGGCCATTCTTCAGGCTTCAGCCAATGCAAGATTGGCCACAAGTCAACGACATCATTAGCAATCGGAGTTCCCGTCATTGCAATGCGGATATCTGCGCCTCCAGACGCTGCCCAAAGAGCTCTAGTCTGCTTGGACTTAGGGTCCTTAGAGCGGTGAATCTCATCAGCAACTACTGATTTAAAATCTAAATTATTTAGTTCTCGCTTATGTGCTTCACAGCGAGCCTCGCTAACTTTAGAATCGTGACCTCCACACTCAACACAGCGAGCTAGAGCTATAGAACCATAACCAACCAGCTTTGAATGAGTCCTCAAGGACTCCCAGTTCATTACGTAGACATCTGCTAATCCTGGTTCTAGTTGCTCACGACGCTTATTTGCAGAGCCCTTGACTACCTGGACAGATGCTTCTGGCCACCACCTCTTAAATTCGCGCTCCCAGTTCTTCTTTAAAGTATTTGGGCAAACAATCATTGCCGGGAACACTTTTTCCCCCTGGTCTTTAAGTTTTTTCAAGGCTCTAATTGCCTGAGCAGTCTTACCAAGACCGGGCTCATCAGCAAGAAGAGCTTGTTTAGCAGTAGATAGAAATTGCACCCCTGCTCTTTGGTGAGGAAATAGGTCTTCATTGTCAGGGTCGCTAACCTCCTCAACCTCACGTAGGTCTAAGGCTGGTTGAACACGAGAAGCCTTCTCATTCTTTGCCCACTGACCGAGGTCATCACCAATTGATAAGTACTCTTTAAATTGGCTACGAAGTGCCAAGCACCCTCCCCAAGAAAGAGGGATACGCCAGTTTTGCTTCTTTGCGTCCCAAGATGCGCCAGGAAGACGTCTGCAAACTTCTTTAAACCGATATTCGGCATAAATATTTATGTGCTTGCCATCTTCAGCGATGTCTACTTTAACTTCTGACAAACTATCCTCTTCTCTTACTAACTACATATTATCATAAAAATCTAAAACTTACTGCATTTCTTGATAATAACTTAAGAAAGGAGTCTAACAGGCTTCCAACCAGTTTTTGCAAGTCTAAGTAAGGCGTGTCTAATTGCATCTAATGCGTGACCAGCGCCGCCTTTATGCCAATATTCGAGCTGTTTTAAGGAGGGATTAGGGAAAAGACTTTTTGCATCAGAGGGATTTTGTAGGAAGATTGCGTCTGGATTTTTACCAGCATCTAACATGCACTGCTTTAGTACACCTATTTGCTCTAGAGAGTAAGGAGCCTGGCTATTTCTTACTGTTTGTTGGTTTATTAGGAACCTTTCACAGACAACATCTAGCTCATCGTAGTCAGCTAGAACCTGCCTTATAGGGCCTGCAAACTCTTCCTGTGTAAGTTCTAAAGAGAACTCCAAAACTGGCTCAGAATCGGTCTCACGGGTCATGAGAGCAACCCCTGACATCTTCCCCGGGTCAACTGCTAAGACTATTTGTTTCATTAGTATTTTGCACCCCAGTTCGCAAGCGGACCGTCTGCATCGGCGGTCAAAGGCACTGCCCAACTCTCGGTAGTGGTCATGCACTCTTTCACAATTTGCTTAATTTCCTCCGCATCAGACTTGTGCGCATTTAAAACAATTTCATCGTGAACAGGGACAATAAGGTTGTCCGTGAGGCCAGCTTGGTCTAATTTAATCAGATTAGATTTAAACACTTCAGCAGCGCCTCCTTGAATGAGGTAGTTCACAAGACGATAAACAGCATCATCCTCTGTGGGTATTTGGCGACCAGTCCAAGTCTTGACATAAGCTCTTCCCTCGGAATTGAGACGGTCTAACCCTTGATGCTCTATTTTCTTTTGGAACCTTGTCATGCCAGGAAATCTTTTATCGAACGCATTTGACACATCGCGCATCTGCGGCTCAGGCACACCCGCTGTAAGTGCTTGCTTGGAAACACCAGCGCCATATAGACGTCCATACACGACACCTTTAATCAAGGCACGACGTTTGTCAGACTTTTGCATGGAAGGGTCGTTATAAATTTCCCTACCCATCTCAGTAAAAGGGTCAGAGCCTTCTGCGTCTGCTCGGAGGAAGAGCTGGATTAAGTTCGGGTCTTGAGAAAGGTCCGCAAACATTCGGAACTCAACCTGGTCAAGGTCCGAAGTAATAATCATGTGGTCATCATCCTTTGGAAGAAAGGCCCTGCGTACTGTGTCACTGCCCTTAGGAAGTGTCTGCAAAGCCGGGTTTCTAATAGACATGCGACCAGTACGAGCACCCATTGTCATAATAGAAGGATGCAACCTTCCGTCTTGGTGGTCTTCTAAGAAGTTTAAGAAGTATGTGCCAGCAAGCTTGTCTGCTTTGCGTTGCTCAAGCATCAGTCCAGCAAGTTGCCTAACGGGCTCAGAACCCTCAATTGTAAATAGTTTTAACTGGTCAGCCGTGAGGGATGCTCGACCCGTAGGGGTGAAGGATGTAATCTCTGCGCCCAAAGTTTCTTGAAAAGTCTTTGCCATCTGAGGACCGCTGGTTATAGAAGCTCCGTAAGTCTTCTTAGTCCACTCCTTAGCCTGCTCTGTATATTGAATAAGCTCATCATATTTTTTCTGGGAGTAGTCTAAGTCAACACGGGCTCCATTGAGCTCCATCTGAGTGGCAACCCTGCGAGTATTCATCTCCAACTCATAGGGTGCGTGAAATATGCCGCCTGGCTGAACTAGTGGCCAAAAATGCTCAAATAGCCGTACTGTCAGAATTGTGTCAAGAGCACCATAAGCCCAGTAGGGTTCAAAACGGACAGGGATAGTTCCCCACGTCCAACCGTTCTCACGCTTGGCCTGGTCCAACCCATCCTGCATCATTGCAGCACTTGCATCTACATACTTACTTGCTAAAACTTTTAGCTTAGCTGGCTCGTCTGGATGAATCACTTGAGACATAATCATCGTGTCATGCGCGTTGTGCCAAGGAAGTTCCCACTCGCTCTGCGTCTCAAACCAAAGTGCCTCGAAGGCAATATTGTGGAATATGACTTTTCCATCATATTTATTCATCCCTTGATAGAAGACGCCTTTCCAGGAATCCCACGGAATGGCCCAGCCCGTTTGGGCATCTCCTACTTGTACTAGTCGAATTTGGCCTTTCCAGGCATTTAGAGCATCTCGCCTATAGTCTCCGCCAGAGAGTTCACCTGTTTCTATATCAACGGCTACCGCATCGTTAGGGCGTCGTTGACCTAGCCAACGCAAGAAAGCGTCAGCTTCTTCCAAGCTGTCAACGAGTTTTACCTCAATATTGGATAAGTCTGCCATATGCCTCTACAAATTATGGAATGATTTCATAATTGTAGATAGCATCTATACCTTTGTCAACCTTTGAGGCCCGCTCTAGTAATTTCCTTGCGACAGTAGTCAGATAGTGAGCACCACTATCTTGGTCATACTGATATAGGGCATCTAAGACTGCCTCAGGCTTATCGCTCACCTGAGCCCAGTAGCGGTATGTCTCTGGGAAAACAAGAGTTTCCTCGTCCGGGTCGCAGTCCGGGCAGGGTATGGCTTTATTTGACAATTGTTCTGGTACAGATTCTTTAAGTTTATATTTAGAAGTTAGGCCGCATGTAGGACTGTGAAATATTAAAGAAACTCCCACCCGAGATAGAACATAAGAGCCGCTCTCGGTCCTATATAACTTAAACTCTATCCAACGCACAGAATCACTACGTTCCGAAGTAGATTCGGCTAATAAGGCACCTTCAAATTGAAGAGTCCTGCAGCCATCTTTAACTATATTCATAATTACTATATAAAGTCTTGCTCGTTGCCTGCTTCTACCCAATGGCCTCGCATAAAGCTTCTAAAGTAAGAGACGCCAGCATGAAAATCTTGGTGTTTATCAGCGCTGACAGCATCTAAATCTTCGCTAAGTGTTGATAAAGAGTTTAAGTATGACTGTACATAGTCTCTATATAGCGTGAAGTATGCTTCTAAATCGACTCCTGATAGTAACGCTTCATTGTAGCTAATTAGAGAAAAACTAACAACTTCTTCATTCTCTATAACTTTTCTAACTACAACAGGATACGGGATATCACTATACGAAGCTTCTACTGAGTACTCTACAGTTGCCATATTATGTCCTTTAGTCTTTTTCTTCTAATTTTTTCTTTAAATAGTCTATTTCATTTGACAATTCTTTAATCGAATTAATCAGCATGGGAATTAAAGCTGGATAATCTAAACCATAAATCTGCTCGTCTTCAGGCAACTTATCAGTAAGATTTTGGTTTTTAAACGTGTGTAGCAAGTTAGATGGTTGTTTAATATCAAAATTGTCTATAAGTGTTTCTTCTACTTCCTGCGCCAAAAGACCATAATTTGCAGTTGTATCATCTGAGTCATCTGATTTTATATCATATTTAAACTCTACTGGACGTAACTTAGTAATAAAATCAAGGCCTAAGCTCAAGTCTTTTATGTCTTTCTTTAGTCGAGAATCCGAAAAAGACCTACGTAAATATCCATCGCTATCTAACCGTGCAGTTGCAGTTCCAGGGCCAGACAAACTGTTTACTCTAAGCGCACCGCTCCTTAACTCTAGACGCCTAGTTGTTGAACCGGGAAATAAGTACATTTCAGCACCATCACCGCTCGAAGTTTCCGAAGCCTCGAGCTTTATATAAGTACGGGCCATCCTTAGCTCACCCTGGGTTCGTCCGGTAAACCTAGGGGACTTGGCTCGAAAAGCAACAGGTGTCATATCTAATCCGGACCTATTTGAGTTGCCTAGCTCAAAATACACTGAGCCTTCTTGGAGTGCCATGTTCGTAGCAGACGAAGAACTTTGGACGGATAGCCCGGAGCCGTTGGCCTCTATTAGACCTCTATGATTGGTATTGCTATCTCCGCTATCAAAAAATTTAATGGTGTTGGTCGATTCAGAAAGAATTATCCGTTTAGGGTTGGTGGTACCAGTTGCCTTGGTCTGCACCCTACCGATTAGTGTGCGGCCCGTAATGGTTCCAGATTTTATATTGTCCGCATTTAGGTTTGAGACAGTTACTCGGGAAGCATCGATAGTTCCGGTTCTAATTTTGTCACCGTCAATTACGGTACCGGGAGCTTTAATATCTCTATCACTATTAAAAGCAATAAAGGTATTGGACGCTACTGTTGGCGAAAGAATTCCGCCTGGGCTAACTATTGTCTCTTTAATAGAACCACTTGGGGAGTTATTAATAATTCTTATTATGTCATCAGCACTAAGTTCGTTGTCAGGTATGTTATTAATCTGCTGGTTTACATAAGTAGTGGTAGCCAGAGAGTTTAAATTTATATTTCCTGAAGAAAATACAGCACCATCTGAAGCCCTGATTCGAAAAGTCCGTTCTCCGAATTGGTCATATGCCTCGAGACCGTTTTTAGTTAGAATAATGCCATTTTGGTCACTACCACTACCATCATTTACATTTGGACCGGTTTGAATCCCAAGTCCTGTAATTAGCTGACCGTCCAATGTACCGACATCAATTACATCAAATTTGACTGGCTTATCTACTTCTGCTGTAAAAGTAGATTGAGCAGATACTTCCGTATTTCCATGAACATCATTTAAAACAAATCGTACGTAGTACGCGTTTCCATCAGTTAAGTCATTAGCATTTAGTACTAGATAGCCTCCTGGTTCAGCGGGAAAGCTACCATAAAAAGTACCCGTGCCTTCTTGGAAGGTACCATCTTGTATTGAAAAACCATTAATCGTTGATAGGTGAACCTCTATCTCATAAGCGTCTACAGCAGGGGGTAGGGTGCCGTCTGTTTGTAGGCCGTCCCAGCTGAAAGTGGGGGTCCCCAAATATTGAGATACCTGAGGAGCGGTAGGTGTTTTTATTTGCTTTGCAGCAGGGGTTATTTCAACATCTATCTCAGCGGGCTCCGAGAGAAGTCCTCCACTATCAACAGCATAAACGCGGAATGTCACAGTCGCTACTGCTTGACCATTACGTTTTACCTCAAAGCCATCTTTTGTCCACTGAGTGTCGTCCCCCAAAATGACATCGCCTTTTTCAAATGGCTCTGATTCCGCGTACCTGTGCCATACCTGCACACCAAGTAAATCATCCAAAGGGTTGCCTTCTGCATTTGTAGTTGGATTAGACCAATTAAGAGTTACGCGTGCCACCCCGGCTGTAGTACCGTCCACAGCCCTACTCTCCGAATTACCAGTAAGGTTGGTCACTGGCCCTGGAGCCACACCGTCGTCACCTACAAATTCGTTGAAAGATATCCACCTAATGTCTCTCCAAGTAAAAACCTGGTCGGTTGCCTCGCTGTTGTCTACCCAGGTGGCTCCATCTCTAACAAAGTTGTGAGCAACTGCATATACATGCCTAGTTACAGTAGTGACAGGGGTGGTATTAATTGGTTCAGCTAGAGGCGAGGAGATTTCATACTCGATAAAGTCAGTATCTACGTTAGACAGTCTAAAGAGACCGTCTCTACCAAAAACGATAGGGTTTTCAATACCAAGCTCTACATAAACAACATCTCCAACTTTAAACTTGTGTTGCCCGGTAAGGCCGATTCTTATAGTGCTGTCAGAGCCTTCATAGCTAGCAATTTGCACTTTAGTTATAAGCTCGATTGGCTGAGATGTGCCCTCAGGTGCAGCAACATCAGTTGCATACAGAACTGAATTTATTAGCTCTGGTTCTTGGTCAGTAGGTGTGTATTGATAGTTCTTACGCTCATCGCCGTCCCATGGCTCCGAGCTCGCAGAAACAATAGTGAAATTATTTCCAGAGACTTCAAAGTCGGCATCAGCTGACCCATTTATACCGCTTACTTGGAAGCGGCCATCGGCTTTTGAACCGGGGTCAGCACCAAGAAATACCTCTACGCGGGGAGAGCTGCCTGATACGCCGCTTCCGTAAAGATACGCTTTCTCGACCGGTAGGTATTGATTTGGAGCAGAGTTAGAAACAATTACATCTACCGAATCTGCCAGCTCTTCGGCAGCAGCTTGCTCGCTAGAAGATAGTAAGTCAATGGGACGAAACTCTAAAGTTTTTACCCTACGGTCTAACGTACTTAGCAGATTAGTGAGCTTCCTGCGTCTTCTTCTAATTGCCAATCTTATCAACCTCCGGTTCAGTTACGAGCTCCAAAGATACTTCTTCCGGGAAAGAAGGATTATCTGGAACAGTGACTTCAAGTGCGTCTATTTTTCTCAGTAAGACTTGTCTATTAGTACCATCACGGAGCTCTATATAACTTTGCAGCCTGAGTCTTACAAAGTCATCATTAATTATCACAGAGCACCAGTCACCAGGCTTATATGAGCCTATTTCAGGTATCATCGAACCATTTACATCTATTGTAAAGTTACTGCTTGGAGGTTTACTCTCTTCTAGATACCTTTTTGCAACGCCTTGCAGTAAAACTTCATTCCGAGACTCGAAAGTTTCAGTTTGGTCAATTAGAGGCCAGCCTCTATCTAGTAAATCTATATCGGCAGCCGCTGAGTACGGTTGACTAGCAGATTCGCTTAAGTCGGGGTCATTTCCCTTTACCCAAAAACGGGTAGCTGACGTCTCGGCTGATTCTTCAAAACTTGCATTTGATATATTTCCAGGATATTCAAATACAGTTTTGTCCGCACCGAAGGCACTGACAGGAGCAAACTCTCCTGATGGTAGCTTTCCATCAGGCAAGCTATTTACATAAGTACTTAAAGTGGGCGGAACTAGAGGTAGAAAGGTAAAAATCTTTCTAAACTTATTTGTAGAGTTGTCAAATTCGCAATCAATCCTATATTCAAAGCCGTTAGGTACATTTGAATATTCATCCAGTATTTCGCCTATAGACCTCAGCTCGAAACCGCGGAGTATGGCGTTTCGCTGACGCTCTTGGCTAGGCTGGTCTGTAGAAAACTCGATACCCAAGAAAGAATTATTGCTGTATGGCCCATATGTGGAGAAGGTTACCGCCGGGTCAACTATCGCAACTGCCTCAGAAGATGCCGGGCTGAAAGCGACTAGAGAACCTAGGACCACAAAGGTAAAGTTGTTCGCCTGAGGCTCTCCAACTGTTCTAATGGTGTGGAACCCGTCTACTGATGGATTAAGGTCTTGAATATATACAATATCCCCCTCTTTAAATCCATGGGGGCCACTTGTAGTTATGGTGACGGTATTGTTTAAGCGTTGCCAGAAGGTTATGTCAGCACTCTGTCGGGCAGCGCCCGTTTGAGCCACGTTTTGGCCCGTGTTCTCATATGTAAAAGTCTTACTGTCTATAACTTCTTTAACTTTTGCGTCCTGAGTGTCAAACCCCCTCCCCGTATCGGTTACCTTTATCCTTTGTCCTTTTACAAGCTCATGATTTCTATTTAACGTGATTCTGGCTACGTTCGAACTTCGTGAGTATGTGCTAATAACATTGAATAAATCAATTCCCGGTTCGATAGCGTCATTTGCAAACTGCAAGTCAAAAAAGTCATTTTCTAGCTCGCCGAGAATATATCGGGCGTAGTCATATGTGTCCTGACGTACCTCCACAGTGATAATGCCTTCTTCAACAATTTGGTCAGGAATGGTCACAGTTCTACCCTGAGCATCCACATACTCGGCATTTACAGTTATTTGGTCTGTTCCGTTTGTAGTTAGTACGCTAAAAGTGTCACTATATAGACTCCTGTCGGGGCCCCAATCTAAATAAATTGGCTCTCCAACTTCAAAAGCATATTCTGCAAAGTCTAAGTTGATAGTAGCTACCCCCGACTCAACAGTAGCATTAGCACTAAAAGCATTAGAAAAGGTCTGCCAAAGAACTCGACTATACAGATAACTTGTAAACTCCGAGGCTGAAACATCAAGGGACTTTGAGACTATGTCGTATGTTCTTGACCATATAATGCCTCCCCATACTGTAACACCGTTTCTAGTTATAAAAAGTGCACGTTTACCCGGGAGAGTATTTTCATAAAGACTTAGATTAAAAGTCTCTGCAACTACTGGTATGCTTCCGAAAAATTGACCGGCTTCGCGAAGAGAGCGACCGTAACTTACTCCTGTAAAGGGGATTTCAGCAAGCAGTTCATTAGTGTTGATATCGGTAACAAAGTACCTATACTCAACCTCTGCAGGTTTTCTTGTCTCTACCATATTTTGTCTTTTATCCTATGTGTTTAGCCTATCCAGCCGGACCTATATAAAATTCTACAGCTTCCGGAGCCGGAATAAGTGAAAAAGTTCTCTCCGGGGTCTAAATATAGCCAATCTAGCAAAGTGTCGGTTTTAAATCTGCCGCTCAGGACAGATTCATCCTCTACTAACAAGACTTCCCTATTCAAAGAATCTATCTCTAACGTTTGACCCGATTCCAAAGAGTCAACTATTTGTACGGTTTCGGTCTCAAAATTCTCACTGTTGCTTTTAACAATGCTTATAGGAGATGCAGGGCTTGCAGATACGGGACCAAATATTTGAAAAATAGTAGACACCTTTGTATTACCCTGATTAACTACGGGCGGGCTAGAACTAGTTATACCAGCTGAACGATAGTTGTTGGCACCACCTACCCATTCGTACTTAACTGGGTCAGCAGCTTTAAATCCAATAGAAAAATTAGTTCTACCCCTAGCCGTTACGGTCTCAATCGAAGGCGAGCCAGAAAGTCTTACAAAAGCAGCCTTGGGAGTAGGTGCCTCACGGACAACTAACCAATTACCTTTTCTGACTAAATCTGTAGCTTTAATTAGCTTATCTCTAGCTTTAGCAACTTGGTCAGGGTTTTGAGTAAGAAAACTTCCGGTCAAAGTTATATTTCTAGCATTATACCTACCAGTGGCATCATAGTCACCATCGCCCCAACCTCTGCGGAGAGAAGGTAGCTCTGGGTCCGGCTGACGCCACCAGTTGGCTATATCTGTCATTACCCAAACAACACCATCTTCATCAATAGTGTTTAGTACAAGGTCTCCAATTTCAACATCCGCTTCCAGCTTAAGGCCAGATAGGTAGGGAGCTGGTAAGGCAGATAAGCCTCCATCTACTTTTTCATTTTCTATCGCTTGAGCCGCAGCGTCAGCTACTGTGTCATAGAACTGGTTATATTCTTCAGCCATTAAAAGGTTCCCTTTCTAACCTGGAACGCAATCTTGCGTGAGACTTCCTCTGCCAGCTCACGTACGTCCATACCAGGAGCGGGATTAACTGTGACATTTATGTCGCCACCACCTCTCTTGGAAACAGCGCTCTCTATAGAGTTCATAAGTGCCCTATCCCTTGCCGATAACCCATCTGGACCCAAAGGCTCTACTCGTTCGTTTCTGCCCCCCTCTCCAATTATGGCTAGGGTACCTCCATCCACAGCATCCACTATGCCGCCCTCTGCTAACTTAGGGATTCTTCCAATGTTGTAGGCTGCAATCTTTGAAATATCGAATCCAACAGCACTAGGTAGGTCTAAATTTATTGCCGAAGCAGCATCTCTGACCCAGTTGGGGATAGGTATAGATATACTGTTTAAAGAGTAAATAATTCCATCATTTAGGCCTGTAATAAGGGAGTTAACAAACCCCTCCCAAAGGTCAAGGAGTCCGTTAATCATATCTATAAAACCGTTTTGTATGACGTTTGTACCAAACACCATATCTGTGTCTCTTTCGAAGCTCGTGGAAAGCGAGCCCGTGAAATCTTCCCAGCCGCTTTTTAAGTTGTTTTTGAGACCATTCCACTTTTCTTCTAGACCAGGGGCGCCCTCTTCAATCCAGCCAACAAGCCTGCCAGTGCTTTCCTCTAAGTTGCCCCATAAGTCATTGAAGAAGTTTTTAAATTGGGTCTCAAGAAGGTCGCCTGCTCCTGTTATCTCTAAGAGGAGGCCACCAGCAGTAAGGGCAATTCCTATAAATCCAGGTCCTGATATTTTGGGTGTCTTAAATACAGAGCCTAGCTTGCCTCCAGTAACTCCAGCTTTTTTATTTGTATCGCCTAATAGGTTAGGGAAAGTCTTTTTGAAAAACCCGCGTATACCACCGCCAGTAGGCGTAAAACCGCCTTTAGGTCCAATCTTAAATCCTAGAACCCTGGCAAAAGGATTAAATATAAATAATAAGAAACCACCAAGTGGCAAGAGAACAAAGTTTGTGATTAAGGTAAATATTAAACCTATAGCATTTAGAGTCTGGAATATAGGGGATACAATCCCCAGGATTTTTTGCCCAGTGTCACTACCAATAAACTCATTAACCCCTGATAGTGCTCCTGTTAAGGTCTCGAAAAAGGCTTCCATACCCCCTTCGTCTGTAATGTTATTCATGAAAGTGATTAGTTCAGTCAAGAACTCTCCCAGCTCAGGCAAGGCCCCAATCATCTTATCCATGAATTCGCCAAAGTTCTCTTGGAATTCCTCACTATTCAGTTCGTCCAAAAACTCACCTAGTTCAGGGGAAGCACCCAGCTCAAATATACCGCCTAAGATGTTTCCAATTAGGTCTAGTAGTTTTGTACCATTTTCAGTAGCTAGGTTTAAGTTTTCTGCAAACTGTTCGTCGTCTCCGATATTAGAAAAACGTTCTGTTATCTCTTCCAGGTAATCTAGTAGGGTGTCAGCTGCCCCGCCTTCTTCGGCTGCTTCACCAATGCCAAATATTCCACCTATAATGTTTCCTAATATAGTGCCAAGCTGAGAGGCGCGGTCGGCGGCTGTCTCAAAGAATTCAGTTAAGCCCCCGCCCTCTTCCGAGTTCGCCGCTCTTAGGTCAGAAAGAATATTGCTTGTGCTACCCTCCATGCTCCCGAGGAATCTATCGATAATTGGCTCTGCTGCAATTAAAATTTCTAAAAATATGGAAAATACATTTCCTAGAATTGTTCCAATTGTCGGGATATCTTCAGAAAATTGATTAATTAAAGTTGTAAAACTTTCTGCCCCGCCATTGTCCAAGATGGCATTAAAGAAGTTTTCAGCTGCCATACCAAGTGACTCACCGAAGGCCTCTACGGCCTCGCCGAACTCGTCTTGTCTTAGTACCTCATTTTCAAGTTTTTTGAGACCTTTCATCAGCCCTGGGACAAAGCCATCTGATATTTTCTCTTCTAACTCTTCAAAAAGCCCTTGAAGACTCACAAGATATTCGGCTAAAGCTCGCTGGCTGTCGTTAAGTCCCGCAAATGGGTCTTGGACCCCGCCTCCAACGCTTGCAGGAGATATCCCATCTTCTACCTGCTTTTGGAGGTCTGAGTTTTGGTCTTTTGCTCTTCGGAAGGCTAGTTCGGCTTCCTCATACGCCAACTGTGCTTCGCGCCTAGCTCTAGAGTTAGGCGGCAGGTCTTGAACCCTAATTAAGTTTTCTCTAGCTTTTTCTAGATTTAAAGCTGCTCTCTCTTCACTAAGCGCGGCTTCTTCTGCGTTAAACCTTAACTGTTGCATCTCTTCATTTATGTCACGGAGAGTTCCAGCAAATTGTTGATTCTGCTCGTTCGCTTGAGCTACCGCTGCGCCTACTCCACTTAAGCCAATTCTGGCTCCTATAGCTGCCGCACCTAAGGTTACAAACGCTCCCCCTAAAGCAGCAACAGCCGGTAACGCTGTGGCTAATACTCCAACTAAAGTTGTTAAGACACCGCCAAGAGCACCAATCGCTGCTACTACTCCAGATAAGGCAGGGCCTAAGAAATTGCTAACCCTAATCAAACTGAGAAGTCTTTGCCTAGCTGCCTGTAGCTCCCCCTCCATGCCCTGGAGAGATTGAATTAATCTACTAAATGGGTTTCCAGAGGCGCTTTGAAAGTTTTTAGTGAAACTTCTTCCCATGGAGCTACCTGCATTACCAGCAGCGGCCGAAGCCCCCTCTAAGCTCTTTTTGATATCGCTACCAACATTGGTAGTTATAGCACGCACAACAATTGTTGCACTACCTAACACTGCCATAACTTACCTTTCTTTGTTGGTTACCCACCAATAGGTGGGTCGAGTAGAGCTCCGAAGGGGGCTAAAGACTCGCCTTTTGCTTCAGTGGGCGGAATGTAATTTTTAGGAGGTTTTGCCGTCGGACTAGGTTCGTCCAAATCAAACTCTTGCGAAGGGTCTATATATTGCCTACCCTGGGCACCAGAGGACCTAGCCGCATATTTATAAGTTTGGTCATATAAGGAATACAGTCTGCTTCTCATATCGGAAACACTCTGAACCTCTTCGGCAGAACCATACCTAGCATCTTGTTCAAAGAAAAAATGGACTACATCGCAAAGTTCGGACGCTTCCATTTCTTTAAGGTCTAATTTCATTGCTAGGGCTTTTCCATTTACATACGGCCAGAGGTCAATTGCCCAGCTTAGGAGGCCTCTGGCTGCTTTTCCGGGCGGTTAGTCAGTTGCTCCGTAATCCAGGCCACAATGTCTCCGAGAGCTTCTACCGTAACAACCTTATCCTTGCTATCAAGTAGTGCACTAAACCTTGTGTAGCTTTCCTCGGTTAGAACGTATCCGAAGAACTCGCTAATCATCTTTGCTTGGTCTGCAGGATTGTCGCTGCCAGCTTTAGCAGTCATGTCTAGCAAAACCTTACCCTGAACAGCTTTAACACACTCGAACTCCTCGTCGTGAAGCTTAAATTTAGCTCCTACAATTGATTCGTCGATAAACTTGCTACCAAAATCTTTGATTTCAGCCATCTTTGTATCTTCTTTCTTTAGTCATTTATTTCATAGTTAAGCGCAATACGCCTGATACTATTGTATCGGACTTAGTAGATAACTATTTTTGGCTTGAAGATAGATAGCTGTCGCGTCAGATATCGGTTCGGCTGAGTGCCTGGGTGTCTAACCATAGGTGTAAAAATTTTTTTACCGTTTTTCACAAACTTTAAATTCTTTGATGACGAGGCCATAATTACGTGCGGCCTAGTGCCTTCATGGTGCATCAAAGCATAATTTAAATCAGAACCAATAACTATGTATTGACCAGTAGCGTTACCAAGGTGTCGCTTATATATAGAACTTTTTAGTCGACCAGTGTCGACTCCCACCTGAGCCTTTGCCATTTTCTGAGCGAGCTCTGCTCGACGCTCTAGCTTTCTCCAAAGAGGACCTGCAGGAGTGTTTAAATACGCCCTCAGTCGGTGGTGATATAGACGTATCCTAGTTACTTCAAATTCAAACGTTGTGGGGTTTGCAACGTTGCGGGCTATCCTGCTAGTTTGGCGTAAGGACTTTATGCTCTTACGAACAACATAAGTTCCCCAGTTGTCAGGAATCCAGGGCTTAAAAAGTGGCATTTATTTTCCTTACGGGATAATCATAGTCAGCTGCATGTTAACTAGTTGGAATCCTCCCTCAGGAGGTGTAGCATCCAACCCAACTACGACTCCAGGACCAAATCCTCCGGACTCATCCCACATGTCGATTCTTTTAGCAGACTCCATCAACACCCAAGCATCAATTGCTGCTCTCGCTGAATACTCCTGGATTTTCTCAGCTGTAGGTGCACGTCCGTTAACACCAACTGTTGGAACTTCTCTAGCAATAGAGATTCCTACTGTTGCGCTACGAGGCACGCTGTTACCTTTGTATGGCTGAGGAATTTCTTCTCCAGGTGTACCAAGGAATGCCTGAATCATATACACAACAAGCTGCTCGGAATCAACCGCAGGCTGACCCATAGTCCAGTATTGCCGATTAGGTAGTGCGACATTGTATTCTGCAAATTCTTTTGCCACGCGGTCAACAATGCCGTCCATCATATTCTTAAGATTCAGCGCATCCTCGGATACACCTGAGAAGTCAATAGCCATTTAGAGTTCCTCTGAGGTCCCTTCTTCTGATTCCTCTACTACTGGTGACTCTACCACGGGCTCCTCAACAATAGTTGTCTCTTCAACAACAGGTTCTGGAGCAGGCTTAGGTGCAGGTGCAGCCTTTGCCTTTGGAGCAGCCTTCTTCACAGTCTTTGCCTTACCTAGCATGTCAGCTGAGGTAAAGTTAGTTTGTACTTCTGCCATATTTACTTTCCTTTAGTTGTACATCTGGGTTTTTAGGTTCCCAGTTGCGAGCTCAACGATGCTTTCCACACCGTCTTGATTCTGGGAAGCATAAAGTGACCATGTCCCAGGGTCCACCATCCCGATAGTTTTCTGGATGGAATCATAATCAGCAGTAAAGCTAATTGTCTCAGCTGCAGTATCAAGCGTTACGTCTTCGGCTGGAACTGTATACGTAGTAGTGCCGCTATAGTTCTTTAGTTCAATCTTTGGGGTGAACCCGCTATCAGGAAAAAAGTTACTTAGGTCTAGACCCAAGCCTTCAGAGGACCAAGAGACATCTCCTCCAACCACAGAAGTCAAGTCAAAATTTTCGTTAGGAGTAAGTTTTAAAGTCTTTGGAGAGTAGCGACGAGCTCTTGGTCTATCTGTAGAAAATACTTTTGCCTTGCGACGAGCGTTATCTGGGTTTACAACCTTTAAGAAAAGGTCAATCTCATAGAGACCAGTGCGAAGCTCGTCAATAAACTCTTGGTTGTCAAGGATGGTATAGGAAACGCCTTGACGTGATACAGAGGTTACACGCTGAGGAAGTTCACAATCCTCGTCCCCTGACCAGAGTCTAGCAAACTCAAGAGCAAGCTTACGAGCTGCCATTTTTCCAGCAACCGGAACTGGTAGCCCGTAAGAGTAAGTAATTTCTGTATTGCAGGGGGTCCAAGGGGTGCCAGCTCTGACATGTACTGTTGACTTATCTACAAGGTAGTAGCTGCTAGGGTCAATGATTTTACCTACACGGTTGCGTATTGAGTGAATCTTTGTTACAGGCCCGCCGCGAAGTTTAATTCTCGAGTCTGGTGAAAGGCCGTCAGAAGTAAGCTCTGAGTACTCATCGTAATCAGAGGCCGGGATGTTGTAAACATCTCCACCAAAAAGAACAGGACTGTTGGTTTTTTCGGAAGGCCCCATGCGGTTGTTCCGCAGAGTACAAATATATCTTTCAGTTACTGTAGTAACTCCCGTATATTTACGGCCCGACATGGCCCAAAGTAGGTTTGAAGCAACTTGAACCGCTTCATCTGCATACTCGGTAAAGCCGTAGTTACCTAGCTCTTCAGCTGTAATCCATAGATTGCTTGCCATTATCTCTTCCTAAAAATTACGGGCGATGCACCTGATATCAAGGATACCGCGAGATGCACCGCCCGTGTTAATTTTGGTCTTAGTCTTCGTTTGACCTAATTACGTTGTCGAATCCAACCTCTGGGTTGTAATCAACACTGCCTGGTACATTGTACTGGCCGGTTGAGTCAGAAGGCTTCGAGGACACTACTGCGTCTGCATCAGTTACGGTTACGGCTGGAGCATCAGCTGCAGTCTTAGCGTATTTGATGGTTCTGGTAGTAGTTGCGGTAATTGTGTAGGTACCGTTGAAGGTCAAGTCAACACCGGAGACTGTTACTGTCTCACCAACTGTGAAGCCGTGAGCGGCCTCAAGTGTAAGGATTGCCTCGTTATTTGAGATTTCCTTCTTAGTTACGTTGAAGACTGCACCCTGGTCTAGCTCAGTTACCTGAACAGGGGTGTTGTTTTCATCGTAAGTATAGAATCCGGTGAGGCCAATTGGAGCCTTTGCTGCACGTGAGTATGAGTAAGGACGCTCTGCTGCAACTGGATACTCCCAGCTGTTATCAATCCCCGTTGAGAAGTTAGCGTTTCCTAGACCGTAGCCCTCAAAGGTGGTGGCAAGCATGCCGTTCTCAATTACGCGGTCACCAGATAGGCGAAGCTTTGCGTATGGGAACACCCAGTGGAAGTAAGGAAGAACAGAAGCCTTCTTACCATCTTTAATTGCGTGTGACCAAGCTTCAACGGCTACACCGTTACCTGATGGGTCATCACCAACACCTGGCGAGGCAAAACCAACTGATTGGTCATTGCCGTTGACGTCCTTGCGCAAGAGTAGCCCGCCAGAGATTAGAGCAGATAGCTCTGGGTCTGGTTCGGCGATTGCAAGCTCCATGGTGATACGCTTTAGTGTGTCAGGAGACTTATATGTCACAAAGACAGCACCGTTTGCGTTTTTCTCGGTAATCTCGTCGCCCTCTTCGTATTCAGGGGTGAATGAGACCCTCATAAAACCGGCTGTTACATAACTGTCTCCAGGTCCGGTTAGTAGGTTTCCAGCAGCATCTAGGCGGGTGACACGGATAGACACACCCTGAATGCTGGCTGCATATTCTTGAGTAGCCATTTAGCTATTCTCCTTATTTCTTTGGTTAGGCCGTCAAATCAACTCTGGCGGCTAGGTGGATGGATGTGTCAAAGTGAACCGAAGCACTTCGGAACGCTTTGATACGCATGTCATTTTGATTACCTGACACGTCATACCCTTGGGCTAGAGTGTCGTTTACTACTTCCGAAGCGCCTAGATGTATTGCTAAGTGTCCAGAAGCGTAAATCCATTTATTAATGTCCGAAGCGTCTGCACCAGATGCTCCAACAGGACCGTCTCCGTTGTATCCGGCCCCGATAATAACAGGAGAACCAAGTCGGGTAACAATCATGTTTTCTTTTTTATCAAACTGCAAAGCAGTTTTTAAGATAGAAGCAACGTCCGCGCTCATGTGAATATATGGTTGCTCCCCGAGAGGTGACAAAGAACGGGCTTTGTGTTCTACTAGAGCAAGTGCCCTCTCTGCTGAAAGCGCATTGCCCGAATCTAAAGTTGTTACGGTGCTTGCATCTCTAAGATAAGGGTTACCAAGAGTTTCTCCTTGAGTAACTGCACCTGACCATAGCTCAGTCTCAACGGCTTTCTGAGTAGCAGCATCTAGCTGCTTAAGGACTCTTTCGAATCTATCTTGACCTACTAGACCAAAAGTAGAATCTGTATCTTCTACCTCGATGAAGAATGGCTTTACATCAATAAATCTTGCAGGTTTGGTTGTAGCAGCATAGACATCTTCTATTGTACTGTCTGTGTCATCAATGTTTCGTAAAGCTGTTGGCTCAGCGTAAAATTCTTGTGCGTATCCGCGGACCCAGCGCTCTTGGTTGGCCGTAGCGGTATAAGTCTCGGGCTTGATAATGCTGAATAGGCCCGACTTGCTCGGGTTCAGTTCTGGTGCTGTAAATACACCGTTTTCGAAAGCCATTTATAGGTCCTGTCTTAAATCTAAGTTTGTTGGGTAGGGAGTGCCCGGGACCGGAGCCCCGAGCACCCCCTAGAGCACTATTTTATTTTAGAGCTCAATAGCGGCTGCGGTTGCGCCACCAGTGGTGTCACGGAGAGCAGCTGCTACACCGTTGACACTAATGGTTGATGTCACCTTCAGTGACTCGACTCCAACGAACGCTACGTTCTCGAAGGTCTCAACGAACATCTTGTAGTCGTTGGTTCCAACAAGTGAGCTGTCGCGGATGATACCTAGGTCTAGAGTTCCACCATCCAAGAATAGGAAGCTTCCCTCTGCGAACAGGTACCAGTCGAATGAGTCTGCAAACTCGTTAAGAGCTCCAGTACCCTGCGCACCGAATGGGTTTCCGTCCAAGGTTGGCACTAGGTCTACACCAACATTTGCTAGGTAACCGGTAATCTCCGACTGCGATACAGCCAAAGTTCCGTCACCTGGCATTGACAAGGTCAAGTCCGCTGCCATCGCGTCATATACCCAGGCAGGAATAACTGCCTTCAAGCGTGTGCTTGGGTCTAGGCGGTGACGTGAACGGTAACCGGTTGCTGCGCGACGTAGCTGTACCAAGAAGTCACGGCCGAAGCCAATTAGGCTTGAGGTGGTAACTGCGGTTGAAGCTGCACCAATCTTGCTTAGCAAGTTAGCCTCTGCCTCACGTGCGTGCTGTACCAGACCTAGCTCGTTGTGACGAGCAATCAACTCTGGGTATGCACGAGTCATGAGGTTACCGAACTGCATCTGTAGAGTAATAGCGTCAGTTGACACTGTGTTCTCTGCAGCAGCGGTTACGGTGTAGCTGGTTTTTGCTGCTGGGTCTGGGCTATCGGCCGCATCGTTTGCAGCAGTCCAGACACCAACGGCGTCAGCATATGTACCGTCAGCGAACTGAGGTGGTGTTACAAAGCGGATACCGCCACGGTCAGCCTGGAAACGTGGCAACATGTCACGAACCGGGCGAACGGTGGTTGAACCGACACTGTAGATGTCGTACTGAACCTCGACAGGTGCGGCGTGTCCACCGGAAGCGGTTAGGGCTTCCTGTCCAACAACGGCCTCAATTTTAGCCTGGTTCTCTAGCGGGTCAGTACCGAGGAAACGCTCCTCTGGGTACTGGGTTGAGAAAGATGCAACGATGTGCTGCTCTCCATCTCCTCCGTTGACACGACGTAGGCCGTGCAGACGCTTTTCCATAGCGGCTGACACCTCACTCATGTCCTTCATTTCGGTGCCTGCCGTGTAGCCAGGAATGTCAGCACCAGCAGTGATTGCTACTGGGGCTTCGGTTACCTGAACAACGGGACGGCGGTCAGCAGGAGCTTCAAAGTTCTCCTCAGCAGATGCAGTCACTGTAGCCTGCCCTTCCTCTACCTCTTCGGTAGCGTTAGATAGTTCAATTGTTGTTTCTTGTTCGGTTGAAGCTTCTGCTTCTTCCACAACCTCAGCTGAAAGCTCAGCCTCTGGTTCACTTTCGCTTGAGAGCTCGCTTGCTTCCTCAGCGGCAGCTTCTACGGTCTCCTCCTCGGCGGAAGCTTCAGCTTCTACCTCGGTCTCAACAGCAGCTTCTGCAACCTCTTCGGTAGCTAGCTCAGTCTCTGTGGAGTCTTCAGTTACTTCTTCTGACTCGGTTGATAGTTCTGAACCTTCGTCCTGAACAGTCGATGCTTCTTCGGATTCGGAGGCAGCCTCGGACTTGTCGTCCTCGTCCTCGTCCTCGTCCTCTGACTTGTCGTATCCCAATTCCGTGGTTGAAGCCTCAGACATTTCGTCCTCGTCCTCGTCCTCGTCTGAATCCATACCAGCTTCTGTTTCCTCTTCAGCCTCGTCCTCTTCTGAGTCCATAGCTGCTTCGGCGTCTTCTGGCATTTCTTCTTTGGTTTCCTCTTCTGGATTTTCATCCATAGATTTCTCCATTTCCTCGGTCTCGGGCTCCATTTCCATTTTATCCATGGCAGCCTCTTCCTCTCCAGCCGCCTCGCTCTCGCCCTTGACACGAGCGGTTGCTTCAGCAGCTTTAGCCGCCAGCTCGGCAGCCAATGTCTCACGGCGAGACAACTCGGCGCGAACCATGTCAAGAGAGTCGGCTAGCGACGTCATAGCATCAACTGTCTCAGGAGACGGGTCTTCACCCTCAACCATCTCAAACTGGCTGACAATATCGTCTTGTAGCTCAGCGACTTGTTCGTCGCTTAGCTCAGCGATAGTGTCAAGCTGAGTTTTAATTTGGTCGTACACTGTACCTCCTAGGCCAGTTTCGGTTAATGGACGTCGTAACGCCCTATGATTTACAATCAAGGTCAGGGACTTAGACGTAGCAAAGACGTCAAGGCACTAAACCTAATGTAATTTTACCGTATATTTTAGGGCACTAGTTAAGGAGGCGGAGTAATTTACTCATCTCGGACTGCACCTCACCCTGGGAGAACAGGTCTCCACCTGACATATATGTTTTAAGCTTGTCCGTAGCTATAGCAGCGTCTTCTTTTCCAATCTTGCTTTCAACCCTGTTAACCATTCCCTCAATTAGGTCTTTTAGACCTGAAGGGAGGTCACTGTACTTAATTTTTTCTGCATCTTTACCAAAAGGTAGGGGTAAGTTAGAGATTGCTTTACCTAATTCGGCGGCCGTAGCCCTGACGTTTCCTAGAGCTTCCGGGTTAAGGGCTTTGGTGTCTAATCTGTCTAACATAACTAGTAGGTCAGACCCTGCGGCAGCAGAACGGACGTAGTCTCCAGCAAAATCAAGGTTGTAAGCTTCCTCGGCTTTTTCTAGAGCTTTCTGAGCACCTGAAACACCTAAATCTTGCTTTAGCCTAGCTAACACCTTGCGGTATTTACCTTTAGCATCACGAGGTTGGTTAACGCCGGAGATATACTTTTCGCGTCCCTCTTCAGGGTCGAAATCTCCTCCCCGGCCTTCAGCTTTTTTTAATTCTTCTTCCTCGTCGGCTGCCTTCTTAGCATCGCGGAGCTGTCTATTGTCTTCCTCGTCAGGCTCTGCAAACTCAGAAGAAGCCGAAGCTGTTATGCCCCACTCTTCTGGAATCATATCTTCGCGGTCTAAATCACGAGCACGCTTAACAATGTGCCTTTTTGCTTTATCAATGTCCTTAGCCCTACCATGAGCCTGAATAGCATCTTTCAAATCTTCAGTATCAGCTATAGGAAATGAGCCATCTGGAAGAGCTTTACCTTCTTCGGCGTATTTTTCGCGAGTTTCTTCGGTATAGTCCTTAAACTCTGAAGCGCTTAGCTCAGAGATTCTGTTCCTCATCTGAGCAACTTTAAACTCGGCAATATCTGACCTTGAGTATGAATCAAGCCTCTTTTTTGCCTTAGCTGCTCTTTCGCGCAAATCAGGCGTAGAGTGTGCTAGCTGTGAGAGCTTATCCGCTCTGGTGCTTAGCGTGGTGACTGCTTCAGATTTCATCATGGCAAAGAAGCTAGCGCCAGCGGCAACTAGTGCAAGTACCTCTCCCGATGCGACCATTGCACGTGCAACTGGGAAACCTGGAACATTTACCTGACAAACAGCAACAAGTTCAAGAGCTCCGCCGATTGGTCGCCAGTCTCCAGATGGGGCCGAGGCACGCAGTGCCCGCACTTCACTCTCCCCAACGTTTGGACGCAGTGAACCTGATACCCAAATGCCGAACTCGTCTTCTCCTGCATGTACATCAGCAATTGCCGAAGCTGTGTCATCGTAATGCTTAGCTGCATCTTCTGCACTTGCACTTAAGGGGGCGTGCCCGCCTGCCAAGGTTAGCTGTCCGACTGGAACATCCTTACCTGCATCGGTGTGGACAACTCCAGTGTGGAAATATGCGTACTTGCTCCGTGAGCGCGGTGGCTTAGTTGAACGTGGCAATCCGATGTGGCTAACGTGCCATGCAGCAATATGCCCATAGATGTGGCCACTAGGGTCAACAGTCAGAGGGGTTGGCTTTGTCAGTCCAGGATTTTCGAACCAACCCTGTGGTGGAGTAACTGGGATTTCTCCAGCTAGGTATCCAGAAGCAGCTAGTGGCTCTAGATTAGTGAACTCATCCATTGACTCTTCGTAGAGTCCATCTTTCGGGGTCACGTCGTCCTCCTGATACCCAGATTGTTGAATAGAAATAGAGCATTCTTGGAATGCGGGCTTAGCTACAATTGTAGCAGCCATGACCCTGGCCTTATTGATAATCAGCTTGTCCTTGCCCATCTCGCTGTCTTCAGCATTTTCAGATTTTTCTTCCTTTGCCTCAAATTGGTCTAGGTCAGCTGAAACTCCATGGAGGAACCCGTGCTTAACCATTCGTTCGGCTTCGCGGCCATAGGGGCCGGTGTCGAACACTCCATATGCGTTTCCAATACCTTTATCGGTTTTTTCCATATAGTCAATTCGACCAACTACTACAGAACCGTCATGACCAGAGCCAGTTTTAATCTGCCATAGAAGCGGAACAGGCAGGTCTCTTACACCAATTGCACCCTTTTTAAATCTACGACCATCTCCAGAGTCTGCTTCTTCGGGGATAACTAGAGGAATGTAAAACTTTGCACCCTCTTTTTCCCTGCGCGCACTTGCTCGGAGAGCTACTTTCTCACGCGCATCTTCAGCTCTTGCTCGGAGTTCGCTCTGTTTTAAAATGATGGAGTCTAGTTGCTCGACGCTTTTAAACATAGCGCTCGAAAGGAGGCTCTTTTTTCCAACGTTATATTTACTGCCAGTGTAGACACCTGTCATTTCTTTGTGGCGAAGCTGACAATATCCTTTTGCACGTGGCCCCATGTATTTAGAAAGATAGCGTACACAACGGGTCCAATCTCCAGGGGTATTCCACATAATCTTTGCGCCACCGATTCCACGGGTCCAATAACGGCGAAGATTCTCTGCGTTACCGCGGTTGCGGTCCAACCCACCGGCAGCAACAATACTGGTTACGTTCTTTTTCCAATACTCAAGCAATACGCCTGAAGCTGTTACGCTCTTCTCGTCAACTTGCTTTAGAACATCATTTAAAACTTCTTTTTCATCTAGCTCCACTACAGGCGGTGGGGTGGCTGACTTAAGGTCTGCCATTATTTGGTCGTTACGTACCCACTCGCCTTCTTTGCGCTCATACACAACAGGAGCTGTAGATTCTTTTGTTTCGGGGACAATGGCAACTAAGTCCATAACTGCACTAAGGTCGTCGGGGGAGACTAGAGCTAGATATTTAGCGGGAATGTCAGTTTCTTCTGGCGTCTGAGTAGCAGCAGCTGTAACAGCTGGCTTAAACTTTTTACGCTGGTCCAGAACATATGCGTCCCAGTTGTTGATTAGTTGCTGGAAGTCTCCAGCTTCCATAGGGGGTAGAGTGCCTGGCAGTTGAGCCTTAGGATATCCTTTAGGAGTTCTAGGCTCTCCTAGAATGCCGGAAGTATCTAGGGGAGATTCAACTTTAGGAACTCTACGTGGACCTTCTGCATCCTCTTCGGCCTCAGTAAACTCAGCGCCGACCTCTATTTCTTTTCCTGAATCTAGCTTGACTTTTACTTTCCCTGTTTTTGAATTAACAGAAGTAATTGTTCCAGAACCACGCTGTCTATCCCCGCCAACTACAGTACGTGCGCCGGCAGACACAAACTTGCCTCCTGCGTCGCGAGGTTGGTTTGAGGCCTTCTGAGAACGCTCTTCTTCGGTATAGTTACCGTCTTGGTCTGTAACTGGCTCCCCTGCAGCAAGCATCACCATATCAATCATGTCAAAGTCTTCTTCGTTAAGACCAGCCTCCATAAGGAATGTTTCCTCAGGGTCAATCTCTTCTAGCAAGATTGGCTCAAATGGACGCTCTTGCAAATAGGCCGAAACAATCATGGCTGAGGAGGGGTCGATAATCACATGGGTTTTTTCAACAGTATCGTACGGCTCATCTAAGGCACGGTCGTAAAAATAAATATCACTATCTACGTGACCTAGGTCGTCCCAAGAGCAGTCATCCCAGACATATACGCGACCATCAATATCAATCTTATATAGGCGGTCAATACCTGACCCATCCATGCGGACACGGGCCATAAACTCTGGACCTGCGTTCATATCTAAATCGTGAGCAACCTTAAAATCGTTTAGGTACGCGTCATACGTTTCGTCATTTGAGTAGTCCTCAAAAGCAGAAGCGGTCTTTGCTTCTTTCTTATCCTCGCGCTCCACAATGGCGGATGCCCAACGCTGACCAGCGTCTCCACCCCAAAGTGCCCATGCGATTCTGCCCGCAGAGGGGAAACCGTCTTCTCCGTACTCGTAGCCTTTAGCCTTCTTGTCTACTTCGTGACGAGGAAAATATTTTGCAATGTGGCGAACTTTTTCAATTCCAATTTGTCCACCCTTGGCCAAACGACGAGCTGTGTTGTAACCGACTCTGGTTCCACCTCGACCGTGCTCTTTACGCCACTTAAGACCTTTTTTAGCTTCCTTTTGGACACCGCCAGGAATAGTGTACATAGAACTTCCTGCAGCTGTGATTGAAGCTTCTACTGTAGATAGGGCCGCCGCGGCCAGCTCCTCGGTGATTGGCCCTACTGATGCATCTCTTTGGTCAGCTTTTGCGGCCATGGTAAGTAGCTCATGCTGAGAAAAGTCTTCAACTAGATTGCTGGCAACGTTAACTGCTGCATACATCCCGTCTTTCTCGAATACAGCATGCTCGTTGTTTTTACCAATAAAATTAATCATTTACTGCAGGGCTCCTACCAAACTCATCATGCACAATCTTGGCATTTTCTATAAGGTGCTTTTCTGTTAACTTATTGTCTTTATAAAGGTCTAAAGTTTTTACATCTTTGTTGTCCCAGTCGACTTTATAGACCATATAGTTTTGCCACTTGGTGTATCCTCTGTCCTCTTCACCGTTGAGCGGTACCCAGTTTTCTGACTGAAAGTCCCACTCGTCAACACCTAAGGGAGAATACATCCATGCTGTTTCCACTCGCCTAGTTGTAGGATGAACATAGAAAAGCACGTCCACGCCAATATCAGTCTTATCAGAGATTGGTTCAGACTTCTTTAAAAACTTGTTGCCCATCAATTATACCTTCTCTTGTGCTTTGTCTAGTCTACCACTTCAGAGCCGTCTTCAAGAGAACGAGTACCTTTACCTAGGCCTAAAGAAGCCATAGTCGGGTGCTCGCCAGTAATCTTCATTTTCTCTGAAGGGAACATTACATTGAGCAAATACACTGTTGTACGCAAATCTGTCAACGTAGTTGGTAAGTAAGGCCCCTCGGGTGTGGCGGGAAAATTCTCACCGTATTCATTTACAAGGATGTCCACGAAGGCTTGGATAGTTTGCTCCTGAGCATTTGCTTCAAAGTCATCCTTATCAGCTAAAAGCCCTTCTTCGGGAGTCCACTCGAAAGAAAGCCCGTCTAAGTTAAAACTTACTGGTTCTGTATATTCCACTAATCACTCGACCTCTCCAGCCGTTCGGCTATTGTCTTGGTATCTCCCTCTTTTGTTTTAAAAGCAAGGAGCGTACCAAGCATATAATTTACCGCATCTTGGTCATATGAGTCAACTGGTCGTCCCACCTGGTGCGAAACGTCTATTGGATTACTAAATGCAGAGTCCTCATACCACTTGCCGTCTGCTGAGTTGTAGTAGCCAGTCTTCACGTTATCAGGCACCACCGTGTTTCGAGCATTAACATCTCTATAAATAACTGGCCTGCCATTAGGTCCTTTTGCGACCGCAAATAAGCCTTGACCGTTTATCGCCCTGTTGTTGTATGTACCAAATACTGATTCAAACAAGGTAGTGCCGAGTTCGGTTGCATTTTCGTCAGGATTGTTAGCAAGATTTGCATTCCTTCGTAAATATACTTTTGTACTGTACGGCACAGACACGTCTGAGACTAGTCCAACTTCTTTTTTAGAGTATCCGGGTAAAGTAGATAGCTCGAAAATTTCATTTCCATCTTCGTCAACTTTCTTACTTCGGTTATATACATATGCTCCCTCAGCGCTAACTAGGTCTGGGTTAGTTTTTTGAACAAAGTGCCACAGTTCATGCAGAGCGTTGTTGCCATGAGGGCCTGACCCTCCTTGCTCGGGGAAAAGGCTAGATTTATCATTAGCTAACTGAAGACCATAACTACCATCAGTATAAACACCAAAGTAGCCTCTTCTATCATTTGATTTGCTGACACGAATTACTTTACCTTCGGATTCTAGGTCATCAATTAAGCCTTGAATTATAGGTCGTGGCATGAATTGAAGTGCATCGTTAATAGACTTTCTAAAAGTACTACTAGATGGCAGAGGCTCGTCTTGACCGAAACCGAAACTATCAAACTTATGTAGATATTTGTCTAATTTTAAAACATTAAACTCGACACCTTGCTCCTCCAGCTCCTCTTTAAGGGCTCGGCGGAAAAGATTAGAAACCTCTGCTCTTTTATCTAAGGCTCTCTGAGACGCGGCTCTTTGCTTTTTTCGAAGTTTCTCTGTATCGGAGCGGGAACGTCCGCTTCTAACTGAGGTCTCTACTTCCAACCTAGCTGATTCTTTTTTAGCATCCAAAACTTCAATTTCTTTTTCCAACTTTTTTACATTAGCCTGGAACTCTTCGTTATCATTAAAACGTTTTACAGCTTTATTGTATACATCCTCCCCGCCAGCTCTAAACTCTTCTACTTTGCTAAGAGCCGCATCAGTAGGACGGTAGACACCTTTTGTCTTGTCGCCTTTTACTGGAGCAACAGCCTCGCCGAACTCGCCTTTGCGAAGCTGCTCTGCAGCATCTGCTGTTGAGCGCCTCGGGATTAACTGCACGCCTGGTACCAAGTTTGAAACACTGCTAGCCGCTCCCGTCTCCCCCGCAGGTGTTGCTTTAGGAGTCGGCATTTCTTGCTTAGTGGCTATTTTGTTTAGGAGATTCCGAGCCGTTTTCGCAACTTCCTGATACTCGTTTGCAGTCAGGTCGGGGTTGTCTACAGCATTAAATATTTTTTCATACTCCTCTGACATAGATGTATCTTCATCTAAATCATCAGCACGTAGCTCACGTAGGCGGTCGGCAAGCCCTCTAAGTTTTAGTCTAGCGGCTTCAGACACAGGCTCATCATCTTTAAATGGAACTGTATCTCTAGGCTCTACTTCCTGCTTAATGTCTTCTTTATCGGGGGTCTCAAGCGCCTCTTGCTCTTCTTTCCTGTTCTGCTTAGCAAGGTCTGTCTGAAGTTCTTCCAATTCTTTTTCGGTACGACCTTCAAAGTCTTTCAGAATCTGGTTGTCTGTCTTTCTGTAGAAGACCTTTAGCTCAGGGTCATATGCAACATCTGGTCGCTTCGATAGACGCCTCAGCGCAAGGTCCTCCTCGCGAATCCAGTGTGAGTACTCGTCAATTTCTGAATCCTGGTCATCAGACAACTTCATGTTGTTCGTGTTGAGTCCCTCAGGCAATCTCTTACCCTTAAACTCTACCTCGGCGTAGTCAGAGAAGGTATACTTACCATCGTTGGGGTTCTCTACAGCCTTAAGAGCCACGATGCGACCCCTAGATACTACACCTTCATTATTCTTCCACTCAACAACATCACCTACCGCTAGCTGCTTGTTGTCACGGTCAACGTGGGTAACTATCGGCCTACTTTTATCAGTTCCTCGGCCGCTGTTCAGACGTGATTTAACGCTCGATAGGAAAGCGGATAGCTGCTCTTCATTAGCATTGGGGAACTTCTCACGCATGGAGCTTTCAAGGAAGTCATAAGCCTTATCTTTTTGCTCAGGTGTGTTAGGTAGGGTACCTACATAGCTAGCGAAAATACGCGCAGCTGCTTCTTGGTCACCATTGTCAAAGGCTGAATAGAAAGAAGGAACTTCTCCTCTACGCTGAGTCCAAAAGACTGTGTCATCTGTATTCAGCTGCTGGTTACGACCACTGAGCATAATCTTTGCGTGCTCTTCAGGGGTGCGCAGCTTCAAGTCCGTATCATTCTTTCCGGTTTCAGCAATGTTGTCGGCGTTGGCTTTGCGTAGTCTACTAATACCACCATAGGCACCACCGTATAGACGACGCTCTTTGTCTGGGTTCGATGCCAAATCAAAATCTTCGTCTGGACGCTCGATGTATTTATTTAGAAGGTTCTCAATACCGCGACTCTGCTGAGCCTTGCCACCCACACCCACGAGAGATGCGAAGGAGTTACGAGGGCTGTAGTGGATGTATTGCTCTTTACGACCGTCAACATCAACATCAAAAACAAGCATCATCTTATTGTCGTCAGTTTCTTTGACTTTAATCTGAACGCTGACTTCTTGTCCCTCTGCGGGGCCAAACTCTTCTTTATAGGTCTTGCGGTGAACGACAATAGAGCCGTCCGAAGCGATTCCTGCTTCTGGGTAGTACTCCAAAAGCTTGGCTTTAATATCTTCGGGGGTACCAGAGCCTTTGGCCTCTTGAATATCCTCAGGCCTAAATGGAGTTCTATTTACTTCAGAAACACCGTTGTCATACCGCTCTAGGTCTGTAGGTATTAGACCTGCGGGGGTAGGCTGGAAGCCTTCAGGAACGTTTGTATAGATGTCCTCGACGTCAGGAGTTGGGTCTGCAACGACTGTCTCTTCAGGCTCTTCTACATCTTCTATCTCTTCTTCGTAGTCGTCCTCGTCCTCGGTAGCTCTCCGCTCGAGCTCCAAGCGACGTCTTTCGTCTATCTTGCGGCGGGTCTCTTCTAGAGCTTCCCTAGCCTTTCTTAATTCGTCTATAGTATCGGTGAGGTCTCGGTCCTCAACGGGACGACTTCGAGGTTTTCTACGTTCTAGAGGGAGGGCGTCAGTGCCGTCCTTCTTAACCCTAGACAACCTAGCTGCCGTGGCTGCCGGGCTTACGTTACCGTCCTCAAGGTCGTCTTGGAAGTCATCATCTTTAGAGACAGCAGTTTGGATTTCCTCGAAATCAGCAGGGTCTCCTGTCTGCCTATACCTATCTATTGCCCTCTTGACTCTTCCATCTCTGTCGTAATTCTCGAAGAACTTCTCTAGCCTGTCTAAGTTGGCATCGTCTGAGTCTTTAATTCTGTTTGGGAAGTCTGCCT